GATACAAAAACCCCTTTCGCATATCAGATGAAAAGATGATCATTGGAAGATACAAGGGCTGGAAACTATCCAAGATAAACGACCTTGACTACCTAAAATGGATGCACGACAATGTTCAAATGGATGAACTACAAAAAAGCATACTAACCAAACACCTTAAACACAATGGCTATTGAAACATTCAAATATGTGGGAAGCATCCAGGTGATCCCATTCGTAACAATCTGCTATGATTCGCATATTTGCGAAAGAGCCGTATCTTTCGGATGGCTATGGTGGGGAATCACGATAGTAAAGAAGAACGAAATGCAATTGTGAAAAAGCATACAAAAATTTATCTGCAAGGGATGGGATTCGATCAAACGGACTTCATCCCTTGTGAGGTTTGCGGAAGCCGAGCCGTTGACATCCACCATATTGAAGCAAGAGGTATGGGAGGAAATGAGAAAGCAGATCACATCGAAAATTTAATGGCTCTTTGCCGGGATTGCCACATCCGGTATGGAGATATCAAACATCACAAGGAGTGGCTAAAGGAAATTCACGAAAGAAAGTTATTTAAGAGATGAAAGTAGAAATCCGAAAACTCAAATCGAATCCAAAGAATCCGAGATTCATCAAGGATGAGAAGTTCCGCAAATTGGTCAAATCAATAAAGGAATTCCCGGAGATGTTAGACATTCGCCCTATTGTAGTGGATGAGAATATGATCGTACTCGGAGGCAATATGCGACTAAAGGCGTGTATTGAGGCGGGATTGAAAGAAGTGCCGATCCTGGTTGCGGATAACCTAACCCCCGAGCAACAAGAGGAATTCATCATCAAAGACAATTCCTCATTCGGTGAGTGGGATTGGGACATCCTGGCTAATGAGTGGGATGTGAAGAATTTGAATGATTGGGGATTGGATGTGCCTATTCTGAATGAATCCCTCCAACCAATCAAAGGGAGTGATCCGGAGATTGAAATTACGGAGGAGATCTTGGAGGAACACAACTATGTGGTTTTCACCTTTGACAACAAGTTGGATTGGCAAGTGGTGAAAGAAACATTCGGAATCACAACGGTTGCAAAACCTGGATTCACGGAAACCTACCAACAAAAGGGAATCGGCCGAGTTCAATCGGGCAAGAAACTCCTGGATCTAATTAGCAAGAAATGAGATACAAAGTATACATTCCAAGCAAAGGAAGATCGGGGAGAGTAACGACTCACAATCTATTTCTTGAGTCCACGATCGTATGCCCGGAAAGCGAGTATGACCTCTACAAGGAATACCACGAGAATGTGATTGCGGTTCCGGATGATGTGAAGGGAATCACAAAGACACGAAATTGGATTTTGAACAATGTTGAGGATGAGTGGATGATCCAGGTGGATGATGATGCTCTCTCTTTCCATATGTTCGAAGCGGGAAAGATGCGGAAATTCATTGATGCAGAGAAGATTCACGAAATCATTGATAACCAATTCCAACTTTGTGAGGATTGGGGATTGAAGGCGTGGGGTTTCTCTTTGGCTGCGGATTACAAATTCTACCGAGAGTACACACCTTTTTCTACCCAGGGAGTTATTGGAGCGAACATCATTGGGATCATAAAGAACGACATTCGATTTGATGAAAGATTGAAGGTGAAGGAGGATTACGATTACTCAATGCAACACATCGCTAAATACAAAGGCGTTTTGCGTTGTATGAAGTACGGCATTGATGTTGTACACCTTACCAATGAGGGGGGATGCGTTTCATACCGAACAAAGGAAACGGAGATGGAAGCATACAATGTCCTGGTACACAAATGGGGCAGAAAGGTTGTGAAATTGCAGAACAACAAGAACTTTGTAAAAATGATTTCACCAAGAAAAGGGGTATGACAAATAGTGACATTAAAAAAGGAGCGATGATTGAGGCATTGGAACAATCTCTCGGGGTTGTAACAACGGCTTGTAAAATTGTTGGGATCTCCAGGGAAACACATTACCGATGGCTCAAGGAAGATGATGAGTACAAGGAAAAGGTCGAGGGGTTGATTGATGTGGCGTTGGATTTTGCGGAGAGTCAATTACACAAACAAATCCGAGATGGTAATTCTACGGCAACAATCTTCTTCTTGAAAACAAAGGGCAAGAATCGGGGATACATAGAAAGACAAGAAATCCATAACACGGGCGATAACCTCTTCAACATTCAGATACTTGGCGAGGGAACTGAAAACGAATAAGGTATTCGGACACCTTCTCCGATCAGATAAAAGAATCACGATTGAACAAGGTGGAACGAGATCCGGCAAGACATACAACATCTTGCTTTGGATCATATTTTACTATACCCGAAACAATAAGGGAAAGACAATAACCATCTGCCGAAAAACCTTTCCCTCCCTCCGGGCATCGGTGATGAGGGACTTCTTTGAGATCCTCCGGAATTATGATATCTACCGAGAGGGATATCACAACAAATCATCAAGTGAATACTACTTGAATGGTAATCTCGTTGAATTCATCTCGATTGATCAGCCGGACAAGATCCGGGGAAGAAAGAGAAATCTACTCTACATCAACGAAGCCAACGAATTATTTTTCGAGGACTGGCAGCAACTAATTTTCCGTACCGATGGGAAGATCATTCTCGATTACAACCCTTCGGATGCGTTCCATTGGATATATGACAAAGTGATGCCGAGGGATGATGCGGAATTCTTCCAAACGACCTACCTCGACAACCCCTTCCTGGATGATACCATCCGGCAAGAGATTACCCGATTGAGAGATACCGATGAGGACTATTGGCGTATCTATGGACTGGGAGAGAGGGGGGCATCAAGAGCGACAATCTTTCAATTCCATATCGCAGAAGAGCCGAAGGGAAAGGTCATTGCAATGGGGATGGACTTTGGTTTCACGAATGATCCTACCGCCCTGGTGAGGGTAACGGAAGAGGACGGGAATCTCTACATTGAAGAATTACTCTACCATACCAATCTCACGAATCGGGATATCTCGGAGAAGTTCCAGGAATTAGGATTGACCAGGTACGATGAAATTTGGGCTGACTCGGCAGAACCGAAGTCGATTGAGGAGTTGCATCGTATGGGGTGGAATGTGAAGCCCACGGCAAAGGGAAACGACTCTATTATGGCGGGAATTGATATCCTCAAGAGATATAAGATCTTCGTAACAAGGAACTCAAAGAATCTGATCAAGGAATTTCAGAATTACAAGTGGCAAGAGGACAAGAACGGAAACCTCCTCAACCGACCCGTTGACAATTTCAACCACGGGATTGATGCAACAAGGTATGCTACCTTTAACCGAATGAGCCGACCTAACTATGGGCGGTATGCCATACGATAGGAAACAAAAGTTATTTGAATGAGATGAATGTGATAGTACCTAACCATTTAAGCGAGATCACTCTCGGACAATACCAACATTTCCTTCGGTTGGAGGGAGATGAGGAATTTCTATCAAAGAAGATGATTGAGATCTTTTGCGGTATGAAGATGGATCTCATCCAAAAGATGAAGGTTTCATCTATTGGGAAGATATCCGGGATCCTCTCGAAGATGTTGCAAGAGAAAGCGGAATTCAAAGCAACATTCAAATTAGGAGAACAAGAATTCGGATTCATCCCCATCCTGGAGGATATCACCTTCGGAGAGATGCACGATCTTGATCAGACAATGAGCGATTGGCAGAGGATGAATGAGGCGATGTGCGTTTTATTTCGCCCCATAGAGCAGAAGATGGGCAAGAGGTATCGGATAAAGGAGTACGATGGGAAGATGGATCTCGCGGAAACTATGAAGCAGATGCCGATGGATGTTGTGATGGGTGCGGTGGTTTTTTTTTGCAATTTAGGGATCGACTTATCAGCGGCTTTCCTTCGCTCTTTGGCGAAGAGAGAGGGGATACCAACTATACCATTGAGGGACAATTCGCCCAACGATGGGGATGGTTTCCCCTATTCTATACTCTCGCAAACGGAGATGCAACAAAATTTGACCAAGCATCAAAACTACCCGCTTCATTCGCCTTCTCATTTTTAGCATTTGAGAAAGACCGAAATGAAGCAGAAAATAAACTACTGAACAAAACCTTGAAATGAGAAATTTCTACCTCGTACTCGAAAAGATCAAAACCTTCCTGGAGGGACATTCGCAAGTCAATGTTGTAACGACTGGGGATATTTTTGATGTGGATCTCAACAAGCAGACCATCTTCCCTTTGTCGCATATCATCATCAACTCCGCAAATCTTGAGGGGCCGGTCATTCGTTTCAACATATCGGTTTTGGCGATTGACATTGTAGATGAAACAAAAGAGAACCCCAGGGATCAAAATGAGCCCTTCTACGGCACGAACAACACCCAAGACATCCTCAACACTCAACTCGCAGTTTGCAATGCTCTGATCAAAGAACTTGAAAAGGGAGATTTGCATTTTGACAAGTACCAATTACAAGGTGCGCCCCAATGCCTTCCTTTCCAGGATCGCTTTGAGAATTTGTTGGCGGGATGGAATTGCACTTTTGATGTGATCACCGCAAATACCGAGATCTCCGTATGCTAACAACGAGTAACACGGAAGCATATCTCAATGCGTTTGCTCAAAGGGTTCTGCAACAAGCGCAGTTAGAACTCGGAGCATATCGTACAGAGGATGGGAAAAGACGGAGGATTGATTCTACGGGAAATCTCCGGAACTCTCTTCCTGGATCTTACTCATTGAAGGTGATGCCGAACTCAATGTCTTTGAAATTCTTTGAGGAGAATGAGGCTTGGAAAACATATGGCTATGTGATCGATAAGGGACGCAAACCAGGAAAGATGCCCCCTACTGATGCAATCAAGAAGTGGATCAAACAAAAGCCCTTGAGATTGAGAGATCTGAAAACGGGATCCTTTGTGAAGATGACCGAGAGCAAAGTTGATTCCGTTGCATTCGCAATAGCGAAGAAGATGAAAGAGAAGGGTACGAAGCCCACCTATTTTTTTACCACCCCTTTCCGTTTAGCATTTGAAACATTACCGGAGGAGTTAGGCCAGGCGTATGCATTGGATGTCGCTGATTTCCTCCGGTTCACATTAGGACAACCAAAATGAGTACACCAATCATTTCCCGCCCATCATCATTGAAGATGAGCCGTAGCCCGATTTTCTACACGGGCAAGAATAACACACTCACCAATGATTCATTGGATTCAATGACTTTGAACATAAAGATTTGGAGTGGTACAACAGTACCCGCATCCAACAATTATGCATTGAGCAAGAATTACTCTATTGATGAGGTGGTGAATTTTGAAATATCAAATCTGATCAAATCGGAGTTCCTTCACAATTTTGACATTTACAATGATATCTTTTATGTTCAAAGCCCTCAAGGAGAAGTGCTTTGGGTAAATGGCACGGGGAATTGGACATATTCCGACAATGGTACTGCTCCAACTACCGCACCCTGGGCAACTACAACAACAAATAAATTTCTTGCCATCGATGGATGGAGCAACAAGTTTAATCCACAAAATACAGAACACACAAGCGTTGCTCTTTGGACATCTCGAACAAGGTATGTTTTGGAATCTAATTACGAGGTACTTGCTATCTACAATAGTGCAGCAAACGATCTCGGATTCATCACGATTACCTGGAACAATGGAGATTCAGATACCTTCTACAATACCGATGGCGTTAGCACATCACCTCCCGACCCTATTAGCGGAAATACTCAAGATCTTGTTATCTATGCCGGTGTAGGCCCCGCTAACCTTGAGAACAATGCCGGATTGGATGCAGTAATCAAACCAAGTTCGCATACGAGTGGTGATTGGTATGATGTTATTTTGAGAAATACCGGAGGGGATGAGATTGGCCGGGTAAGATACTACCTTACTTGTGAACCTAAATACACCCCCTACCAGGTTGCATTTGTGAACCGCTATGGAGTGACTGATTTCATCACCTTCTTCAAGAGAAGTGATGAGGTGGGTGCTTTCTCTTCCGAGCAGTACAAAAAGAGTATTTACCAAGATGGATTCACTTCTGCATCTCTCCAGGGTGGGCAATATCAATCGTTCAATGTGAATTCAAGAAATCTGATGCGGATGAACACGGGATGGGTAGATGAGAACTACGATGCGGTGATTGAGGATATTTTGATGAGTGAGAATGTTGCTATCCTCCTGGATGGAGTATGGGTTGCAGCAAACCCCCAACGCGGAAGCGTAGATTACCAAAAAGAGGTGAACCGAAAGGTGATCAATTATGAAATGACCTTTGACATTGCCTTCAATGAGAGAACCTTGATACGATGAACCAGGTAGATATTTATATTGGGAACAATCGACTTGATCTCTTTGATGATGAGGAGATCACGATCAATCTATCCATTCAGAACTACAAGGAACTTGACAAGATCTTCACGGATTTCACGCAGTCATTCACCATCCCCGCAACGGGATGGAACAATGAGATCTTTGCTCATTATTATCGAACCGATCTTGATTCATTATTGATCACGGACAAGGGGTTCATAAATGGGCAGAGTTTGTTTGAATCATATGAAGCAAGGGTGTTGTATTCCGGAGGGGTAGTTGAGGGAAGAGAATGTTGCATTTTGGCTCTTGATGAACTTGGTGGATCATATTTTGAATCCTCGGAGAGTGGTGGATTTGATGGTCGGTTGCGACCTACTGCAAGAATCGAAATCAACTCATTACTTTTCCGGGATGGAGTGATTCAGATTGAGGATGTATTGATGAGAGGTACGGAGCCATATGCATATACCCTAACCTTTTACGGATATCTTGTGAATCTGACTGATCTATTCGGAGAAGATTACCTCTACGATTTGGATCTATCTACTTACAATCACTCGTATGATGGTAACACGATCCTCCAGGGATTCAATTCGGATGCATTGCTCGGGGGTGATGTCTTTTACCCATTGATGAGTCCGGTGCGAAATTGGGTTTACAATGTCAATGCAAGTAGCCCGGCTCACGATGATGACATTCAATTCCTTGCCGGCCACGCGGGACACCATCACGGGGTAAACTATTACGAGTTAAAACCCGCATTGAGGGTGAAAAAGATCCTGGAGGCGATAGAAAGTAAGTACGGGGTTACCTTCTCGGGATCTTTCTTGAGTGATGCGACATTCGAAAAACTATACTTGTGGGCACATAGATATGAAGGATACCTCTATGAACCAGGTACTACCATTGAATGGGGTTTGATCAATATGAACCGAACCACGGGGGGAGGAACTGAATTCAATCTCACTACCGACACCTGGACTGTGGTTACCACCGACAATTATCAAATCAATGTAACGATTGACAATGCCTCTGTTGATTATGAATTGGGGCTTTTTGTCAATGGTCAACTCTTTGCATCTAATTTGGTCGACCAACATCCGGCATCATCTTATACGACTACCTGGGAGGGTACAAGTTTTGGATTTTATGCGGGAGATGTTGTGAAGTTGTATATCAGACCCCAGGGGGCTATCGCTCCTTCTTCAATGACATATCAATGCTCGGACTATGAGGCGATTGATAGTGCTTTGGATAAG